GAATACAAAGACTTCTCAGGACTCAAGGGAGTTCAGGAAGATGCTCGAATTAATACTTTAATTCCTCAAGTTACACAAGTTGTCAAAACATATTGCGGTACTAGTTTTATAGACTATTATAGTTCTAACAAAACAGAGTACTTTGATATCTTAGATGATATGACTTCTAGAGTTATGTTAGATGAAAGTCCTTTAGTTTCAGTAAGTCAAGTACAAGAAAGAGATGATCAAGCAAGTTCATATGTTACACTAATCACAGAAAATTCTGACAGTAGTGGTAAATATGAATATATACTTGATACTACAACAGATAGTATAATTCGTACTAGTAGCACTGGTACTAAATACTTTCCAAAAGGACACAAAGCAGTAAAGGTTGTTTATAGAGCTGGATACAGCGCAACACCTGCAGATTTACAACTTGCAGTATTTGATTTGATTAAGTACTACATGAAGGACGAAAGAAAGGCTCGTATGCAGATTGCAGGAGCCATGATTGAAAACCAAAGCACTTCTGGTATAACTGGAAACATTGGTTTTCCAGATCACATTAAAAGGATACTAGATTTTTATAAGATTTATAAGTAATGTCTGTTGCAAATATTAAGAAGGCATTTAAAAATGGTTTACTAAAAGAACTTCAAAAAGATGCAAGAGATAAAAGTAGTATGACTCATGCTCATTTAGTAGCTATTGATAGCACTCTTTTTGCTGTTGGTATGGAAAACGGTATTAATAAAGCAGCTAAAGCACAGGGTTTTACAGAAGTTGTAGCAGACTTTGATACAGTAAAAAAACATACTCAAAAAGTTCAAGATAATTGGATTAGAGGAAAACATGGATTAAAAGGTGTACAGGCAACTTTTAGAAAAGGAAGACTAGTAGTGTATAGAAAAGCTCTTTCAAATGATTCATCTTCTACTTATGCAAGAAAAGTAAATCAAGCATTTAGAAAACAAGTATTTGAATTATGGAAAAAAGATACTGGAATTGGAGCAAACTGGGATAGCAATACTGCTAAAATAGTAGGTAAAGAAACACCTTTTTCACATAATGATACTACAAATGTAGCAAATGCAGGATTAGTACAATGGATAGAAGAAACATCAGATGAAATAGTTCCTGCTAATAGTTCTTTGACTCGTTCAAATGTTGCAGAAATGGTATTAGAAGCTATGGGTATAGATTGGGCTCAAACCGTAGATCCAGTAACAGGTAAATTAATTTGGGTTATAACAGGTGATTTAACAGCAAAAAGATTTAATCCAAAAGCAGGTGAAGAAGATTTAACTAAAGAGTGGGAAGAAAGACTACTTAAAAAGTTTGATGAAATTCTTGCTGGAAAAGCAGGTGAAAAGTTTAAAGATCCTAGCTTTGTAGCAAGTAAGCCTTTTGATGAAGCAGTTGCAGAAACAACAGTTAGAAAAATTGCAAAAAAGTATAAAAAAGTAGCTGGTGTTAAAATAACAGGATTACCTAAAAAACCTAAGAAAACAAAAAGATCGGGCTCTGCTAAAAAAGGAAGAAAGAGTACAAAAAGCAAAACAGTAGATACAAAGTTAGCAGCTAAAGCATCAATGGCAAGAGCTGAAAGAGGTACAAGTGCAGCTACAGAAGAAGGTGCAGTAGAGTTAGCCAGACTTAAAAAATATATACAAGGTAGATTACCTGCAGAAGTTAGAAGAAATATGGGAAGACCTGCCTTAATGAATAGAACAGGTAGATTTTCAAATTCAGTACAATTAGTAGATTTAGTAGAAGGAAGAGGAACAATACTAGCAAGATATACTTACTTGTTAAGTCCTTACGAAACTTTTGAAAACACAGGAAGAAGAAAATGGCCTGTAGCATATAACCCTAAAACGCTAATTGCAAAAAGTATAAGAAATTTAGCAGAGGGAAGAATAGCACAAAAACTTACAGTTAGGAGAGTATAATGGCATCAGAATATAGAACAAAAAGAAAAAAGATAGTTGATGCTTACGTAGATGAAATTAAACTACGCTTAAATGGACAATCTCCTTACAACTCAAATGTCTCAAATAATGTACACGGGTATACACAATTTATAGATGAAATAGTACAATTTCCATCAATTTGTGTGATAGCAGGAGACGAATCAAGACAATATCAACCCGACGGATTTAAATGGCGGTTCTTAAACATAGAAATACGAATATATGTTTCTGATGAGACGGATCCGCAAGAAGAATTAGCTCTTTTGTTAGAAGATATCGAAAGAGTTATTGATAATAACGATGTTTTGGTATACGACGATACAGTCGATCCAAGCCTCAAAACAACTTCCTCAACTATATTGACAATTTCAACAGACGAAGGAGTACTATCTCCACTAGGTTTAGGTGAAATAGCAATACAAGTTAGGTATTAAAAGTGAAATTACAAGCAGATAAATATCTTGCTTAGTACTTTCAAAGAAGAAATAGGAGAAAAGCAATGGCTTTAAATCTTTCACGTAATACGAAAGTATTTGTAAGCTCAGTAAACGGAATCCCTACTGCCGGTGGCGGTATTCTTACTGCATATGTAAGTACTAAAGGTACAGGATATGCTGTGGGTGATATTGTTACTTTAGGTACTACTTCCGGTTCAGGAGCAAACGCAAAATGTACAGTTCTCTCTATCTCAGGCTCAGGTGCCGTAGAAACTGTAGCAATTCCAAACAACTTTAGAGGTAATGGATTTGTTGCAGATGAAACAGCAACAGAAACGGCTGTAGAAAACTATGCTGGAACTAATAATTCTGGTGCTAGTGGACTAATCGTTACTGTTAAAACAGTTACTGGAACAACTACAGCTGACGGAGCAAGGGCAGGATTAGGACGTTTTGTTGGAAACGGTGTAAACGCAAACTGTTTCAGAATAGGTGTATTAGATGGGTATAGTTTCTCTCAAGGAAGTGAATCCACAGATGTAACCATCAACGAAGCAGGTTCATCGCCAAACCGTGGATCTAAAAGATTCAACGACGCGTTACCACCTGCAGAATGGTCTTTTGCAACTTATGTAAGACCTTTTGTTCATGGTTCAGCAAGTTACAGAGCTAATGGAACTTTTGACATGGTTGAAAATATACTATGGTGTGCATTAGCAGGTACCGCTATATCAGATGCTTCTGGTTCAGCAATAGCTACCAGTACTGGTTCAGCAAATGGTGCCCTAGTTGACTTCTTGGAATCTGATGTCCACGAACTTATGAAACTAAATATTTATTTCGCACTAGAGAATACAACTTATCGTCTAAATGAAGCTCAAATCGGAACTTGTGAAGTCGATTTTTCAATTGACGGTATTGCACAGATTACCTGGTCTGGTAGTGCAACTACTATTGACCAAGTAACAGAAGCGTATGATGATCCTTCTAAGTATGTTATCGAAGCGTATGACGCTGATGGCGCTAGTTTAACACATTCTAGTGGCACAACTGATACATATGTAGAGGGCTTTAACTATGCCGATACTACTGGCCCAAGTGATGCAGATTACTTGAGAAACAAACTTTCTAGTCTCTATCTTGATGCAGATGCACAAGGTGGTGGTGCAAGTTCAGGCGGACTTGACAATAGAACTTACGATATCAATATAACTGGCGGTAGTATTACTATCGAAAACAACGTTACATATGTAACTCCAGAAACTATTGGTGTTGTTGACAAACCAATTGGTTCCTTTACAGGAGCCAGAACTATTAGTGGTTCACTAACCATGTATCTTGATACAAAATCTAATGGTTCAAACCAATTACTTACTGACTTGGCAGCTGCAACTGACCTTGTTACAAACGTTTTTGATATGCGTTTATACATGGGTGTAGCTGGAGCGGTTGGTTCAGATGGTGACGCTATGGGGTCTGATGACTTTACAGCACCTGGTGTAGAATTTAATATGCCAAAAGCTCACTTAACTGTACCAGTTATCGAAGTCGGTGACCTAATTTCAGCTTCTGTAGAGTTCGCGGCTCACGGAACAGACCTATTAACAGGTGATGAAATGAAGGTTAAATATCTAGGCTCTACTACGCATAGTGAAACATCTAAGTATGGTACTACGCATAGAGCAAACGCTGCCTAGGTAACTTAAATGTCTTATAGTTTTCTTCGCGAGAGTAAGCTATACATAGTGCATGGCGGGAATAAGTATAGAATATATACTACTTCCGCCATCACTTTTAATCAAACATTTGCGGAAGATGCGTACTCAGTAAAGACTTTGCACGATCAATCAAAAATGTTTGAAGGTTCAAGCATAACAAAAGCAAACCCTGCTACGTTTAGTTTTGATATACCTTTAACAACTGAAAAAGACGAGTCTATAATGGTAGATTTAGCGACAGAGATTAGTACTTCTGTAGAAGCAGGAATAACTAATCAACAATTAAAGTCGTTTGATATCTACGTACAAACTGGAAGCAGCACTTTTAAATTAGAAGGAGCTGTTATTACAGGAGCTACATTTGATTTTGTACCAGAAAACCAATTTCAAATGAGAGTTGAAGGACAGGGTAAAAAACTAACAAGAGCAGGAGATGAATCATTTTCAATCCCAGGTAGTGCTCAATCTGAGTCTGCCACGAGAAATCCTCTCATAGTATATCCATACCTCATCATTGATAGTTTAGATATGAGTAGTATTATAAGCTGTAATCTACAAATTCAAAATGAGATAGCATGGACACCCTACGAAACTCTTAATGATAGCCTTGAAGTAACAAACTCTACTAATGCAATGTTTCCAACAACATACACACTAGGTAAACGTATTGTATCGGGAGAAATACGTCAATACCAAAATGACAATAATGTCACACAATTTGATGATTTTAGTACTAGTAGTAGTTTAACTATATCT